TAAGGCTATGATGGGTGGTGGTAAGATTAAAACCAAGAGTAGTTATTAAAACTAAGGTAAGATTTAATAATGCCATTAAAAAAAGGTTCAAGCCGAAAGACAATTAGTGCAAACATTCGTAAGCTAAAAAAAGAAAAATATCCTCAAAAGCAAGCGGTAGCTATTGCACTTAGTCAAGCAAAAAAGCGTAAGAGAAAAAGAAAAAGTAGCTAAACTCTGTCTAAGTAGATGAAAAGTTGGTTAACATTGATGCAGTAAGAAAATCTTAAAGGAGATTTAAAATGGTTAAAAGTTTAATAAAGGCTGCAATAAAATCAAAAAAGAAACGTAAGCCTAGACCGGCAGCAGCAGGGGGTGGAAAAAGACCTCCCGATAATGGTGAAAAAGGAATCCCTGGAGGACCTTTGTTTAATCAACAAGGTGTTTCTAAAAAGGGTAAGTCTAGAAGGGGAGAAGACTCTGATGTGCTTGCAGGAGATAACCCAACTAGAAGAAAAGCAGAAAAAGCTGAAAAAAAGGATATGACTGATCTAGAACAACCTGCAGGTATTTTACCAGATGATGGAGATGCTGGAATTCCAAGGGGAAAAAAGGCAGCTTTTAAAGCAAGTGAATTTGATAAAGCTTTAAAAAGGAAAGAAAAAGAATTAGAAAGTGTATCTTCTCGTATGAAAGAAGAATCTTCAAAAAAGTTAACTGTAGAGTCTGCTAACAAGATGATAAAATTAGCTAGAGAAAAAACAGACCTTAAAAATGCTATTGCAGATATGAAAAAAAGAGGTGGTCCTAGAGCCGAGAAGGCTAAAGGAGGTAGCGTAGGAAAAACATTAAAACCAGTTCCTAAAGATAACGTAGGTCTTGGTAAACTTCCAACACCTGTTCGTAATAAAATAGGATATATGAAAAAAGGTGGTAAGGTTAGTAAGCCTCTAGGTTGTGGAACTGCACAAAGAGGTTTTGGTAGAGGACCATACAAGCAACGGGGAATGTAAAGTGGGAAAACTTTGTCCAAAAGGAAAAGCAGCAGCAAAAAGAAAGTTTGATGTTTATCCATCAGCATATGCTAATATGTATGCATCTGCTGTTTGTAGTGGCAAAGTAAAACCTGGTAGTAAGAAAAAGAAAGTTGTTAAGAAGAAAACTGGAGGTGGATTACGCAAATGGGTAGATGAGAAGTGGGTTGATATTGGCGCACCAAAGAAAAACGGTAAGTATCAGCCATGTGGTAGAAAGTCAACTAAGGGTACAAAACGTAAGTATCCTAAGTGTGTTCCCCTCGCAAAAGCACAACGTATGACAGAATCTCAGAAAAAATCTGCTGTTAAAAGAAAAAGAGCCAAGCCTCAAGGAGTAGGTGGTAAGCCTACAATGGTTAAAACATTTAAATCAAAGGGTGGTCAAATTAAACCCAGAGGCTGTGGAGTAGCTCAAAGAGGTTTTGGCAGAGCTATGAAAGGTAAATAGGTTATATCATGGCAGTAAAAAGAAAACGTAAAGGAACAGGCATGAAAGGAATGACCATTGGTGGTGGTCATAAACGTCCTACCAAAGCTGGTGCCGGTATGACTAAAAAGGGAGTAGCTAAATATCGTAGGCAAAATCCCGGTAGTAAACTTCAAACTGCTGTAACAGAATCTAAACCTACTGGTAAAAGAGCAGCAAGACGTAAAAGTTATTGTGCTAGATCAGCAGGACAAATGAAAAAGTTTCCTAAAGCTGCTAAGAATCCTAACTCAAGACTTAGACAAGCTAGAAAAAGATGGAAGTGTTAGATGGCTAAAGGCATGGCACATTTTACTAAAGATGGTACACCCTATTATGGTGAAGTTCATAAAATGCCAGATGGGTCAATACATAGTGGAAAGACACATACTAAAACATCCAAGAAGGTAATGCACTTTAAAGATTTATCTACTACAGCTAAAAATAAAGCAGGTGACAAAATGGCAAAAGATACATATAAAGGAAGAAAGATGAAAAAAACTAAGTATATGTCTAAGGGTGGTGTTGTTCGTCAAAGATATGCAATGGCATCTAGTAAAAAGAAAAAGTAATGGCTATTGGTAGATCAAACATACCACAACAGATTACCAAACCTCCTCAAAAGAAAAAGCGTAAAAAGAAAGTTACATCTTATAAACGCAAAAAAGGATAAATTAAATGGCGACTAGTGGAACATTTACATTTAATTTAGATATAGACGAAGTTATTCAAGAAGCAATGGAAATGATCGGAGGAGAACAAACTCTAGGTCATGAGCCAGCCTCCGCTCGTCGTTCTTTAAATCTAATGTTAAAAGATTGGCAGAATAGAGAAATTTTATTATGGACAACAGAAGCATCTGTTATATCTCTTTCTACAAGTACTACTTCATATCCTCTTAGTGATTCAACTATTGATACCTTGCAAGTTATTTTAAATAGAGATAATACTGATCTACCGTTAGATCGTATTTCTTATGAAGAATATTTACAAGTTCCTCGTAAAGGACAGACAGGTAGACCTACTCAATATACTGTTAAAAGAAATAGAGACAATCCTACAATATTTCTTTGGCCTATTCCAGAAAATTCTACAGACAAATTAAAAGTAGAAAAAATTAGTGAACTTCAAGATATAAATAAATCAGCACTTCAGAATGCTGATATTTCTAAAAGATTTCTACCTTGTCTAACTGCTGGTCTAGCATATTACATGTCTATGAAAAGAGCAGGAGTTCCTGAAGGTAGAATTACAATGTTAAAACAAAATTATGAAGAGCTATTAGCAAGAGCTAACACTGAAGATAAAGAACGAGCTAGCATGTATATTAGACCAAGACTCGGATATATTTAATATAGAGTAGTATTATGGCAACAAATAAAAATGCTAAAGGACTTTGTGATACTTGTGGATTTGCATATCCTTTAAGAGTATTGCGTATGAATAGCTACGGAATGCTGGTTTGCCCTGAAGATTTTGAGGGAAACTTTGATTTAAAAAATCATCCACAAAATAGAACTCCTAATACAAGAGATGACGAAACCCTTCGTAATCCTAGACCTCCTCTTAATAATGATAGAAATGTTGCTTGGCAACTAGCTACAACTGAGTGGGAAAACGAAACAACTGAATGGAATATGGTTTAATGAGTAAACTTACTGGAAACTTAATTGCAAATACATATAAACAACTCCTGCAAGTTGGATCAAATAATACGGGTCTAACATCAACTGAACAAACTGTTCAGGATGGATCAGGAGAAAACTCTGCTTTAAAACTAAGTAAAAGTGCTGTAGATATTAATGGAACATTTAAACTTAATGGTGTTGCAATTACAACCAATGCATCAGCTATTAATGCAATTACCGATCTAACAGGTATTACAGGTCTTGTTGCAGTAAGTAGTGGAGATGTATACGGCAGGACACTTACTGCAGGTACAGGTATAACAATAGGTAATGGAGATGGTACTGAAGGCAATCCTACTATTGCTGTAAGTTTAGCTGACACAACAATTAATGTTGCTAAAGTTTCTGCATCTGCCGCTACATTTAATGACACTGTTAGTGCAGGATTCTTTGTAGGTGATGGTTCAGGTCTTGTCAATGTTCCTTCTGCTGAAGGTGGTACTGTTAAGTTTATTGAAGCAGGTACTGGTATTAAAATTACAGTTGATGGTGCAGTATCAAGTAATATTCCTGTAAGTGGTACAATACTTGTTTCTGCAGACCAAAACTTTGGTACAGTTTCAGTTAGTACTGCACTAGCAGTTACAGGATCAGCTTTATTTAATGTTGTATCTGCTACTTCATATTATGGTGATGGTTCAAATCTTACAGGTGTTACACAAACTTCAGTATCTAATTATACTGTTAATCAGTTAACAGTTGTAAGTGCAGCTAGTTTTCCTGATGATGCTACATTAAATTTTGGAACAGGAAATGATTTACAAATAGTTCATAATGGTCTTAATTCTGTAATTAAAGAAAGTGGAACTGGTAGTTTATTTGTTCAAAGTAATGAAATTAAATTAACAAATACTGGTTCTTTTTCAATGCTTACTTTAACAGATGGTCAAGATGCAGTTTTTCCATATGGTATTCAAGTAAGTGGTACAGTTAGTGCTACATCATTTATAGGACCAACGATTACTTCAATTAATTCTGTAATTTCAAACGTATCTGCTCTTACTTCTGTAAATGCAGCAGCCATTACAAGTATCAATACAGTCATTGACGGATTTGATTTTGCAACTTCTGCCGAACTTGCAGCAGTTTCTTCTGCACTAGCAACTAGCATTGCTACTGCAAATACAAGAATTACTTCAGTAAGTGACTATGCTGTAGCACTTTCAGCTACTCTTGCTACAAGTATTGGTAATTCTAATTCGGCTATAACTTCTATTAATGCTATTCTTGGAGATGGTAGTAACTTTGCTACAAATGCAGAACTAGCTACAGTATCTGCTGCTCTTGCAACAAGTATAGCTACAGCCAATACTCGCATAACATCTGTTAGTGACTTTGCGGTAGCGTTGTCTGCAACAATGGCAACTAGTATAGGAACTGCTAATACTCGAATAACTTCCGTTAGTGATTATGCGGTAGCACTATCCGCAACTCTAGCCACAAGCATTGGAACTAGATTAGCCATTGCAAATAATCTTTCAGATTTAAATAATGCTGGAACTGCTAGAACGAATCTTGGAGTGGCAATTGGAAGTGACGTTGAGGCTTATGATCCTGATATATTAAAGGCTGATACGGCAGATGAATTAACTGCTGGATTTAGTGCTGCTGCTTATAATGCAGGTACACAGACTACTGGTACTTACACACCTGATGTTGATAATGGAAATTTCCAATATACAATTAATGGTGGCGCACATACATTAGGTGTTCCTAGTAAGAATTGTACGATGGTAATTTTATATAAGAATAATGCTAGTGCAGGAACAGTAACCACTTCTGGTTATACTAAAGTAGACGGAGATACAATTTCCACTACCGATGGAGATGAGTTTTTCTTTTATATTACAAGAGTGAATGACGGTACAACTACATTCTCTATGCTGACTGTAAAGGCACTACAGTAATATGACTTTTCCAATACCTATAGTTCAAGGTGGTATTACAATATTTGATACTGGAACTATTATCACAATTTCTGCTAATACTGCTGATTATAATTTAAGAAATGATCTTGTAAATAATTATAGTTGGGATGGCACAAGTGCTATTGATGTTACTCTGAATATTAATTCAGGCATAAATGTTAGAGCAACTACAACAGGAACTGCAGCTATTACAGCCGACCTTGTTGCAGGTTCTAATTTAACAATTAACAATAGCGGAACTATAGCAGGAAGAGGTGGTGCTGGAGGTAATGGTGGCAATCCTAATGGTGGAACAGGTGGGGCTGGTGGAAACGCTATTGATCTTACAAATCTAACTTGTGTTATTAACAATGCTTCGGGAGCTAACATTGCTGGTGCCGGTGGTGGTGGCGGTGGAGGTGCTGGCGGCACAGGTGGAGG